GTCTTCTTGGCACTGCTGTACTTCATGAATTCGCGAGCCATCTTGCCACGCGTCATGGTGGAAGAGTCGATGTTAATCTCGTCGTCGGTATCCAATTCCATCGAACCGCAGTTCGGAACCACGAAGTACTTGCTGTAGCAGAAGCCTTCGTCGATCGCTACGACATCCGTGCGCTTGTATTCGTGAACCAGGCTATTGTTCCATTTGGCATAGGCCGCAGGCGAAGACAAATTCGTGCCGACGCTGATGGCCTTTGCAACATGACTGCCAAGACTGCCATCGTTCATGGCGGCCACAAAGAATCCGATGACTTCAGAATTAGTGGTCTGACGCAGATTCTTGATGAGAGCAGAGGTCATTCCGTAGTAGTCGGACTTAACTTTCTTGCCATTCAGAGTGAAGGCAGTCGTGGGTAGCGAGTACATGCTCTTGGCAGCAAGCTTCGCCTTCGTGTGAGAACGCATGAGGGACTGCTCAGACTCGACAGTCTTGAGGTGATGGCCATTGCCATCGGTCAGGAAGATCGAGATCATACGATCCGGACTGAACTTCGCCTTCATATCGTTGACGATCTTGTGGGCAACGATGAGAGTCTCGTTCAACGGAGTACCGCCAAGACCCTCGCCGCGGCCAAAAGCACCATAGGAAGCACGAAGGAACAGCGCATAGAGCGCGTCGTCGAAGTCAGCACGGTTGAGGTCGGAGCTGACGAGCTCGAGAAGATTCGTGTTGCTGATAAGCACTCGGCTGTAGGCCGTCTCGGTCGGAACCATAAAGTAGTCCGTGCGATTCGGGGTGCTGAAGGAGTTGTCAGCAGTGAAGGCGTACACCTTGAAGGGAATACCGAGGTTGCGGCAGAACAACGACAGGTTGATCACCTGATTCAGAACCGACGGAAGAGTCCTAGACATCGAACCGGAATAGTCCACGAACATCACCATTGCGTGATTCTTGGCATTCGCCAGCTTCGTGACGCTGAGGAAAAGATCATCCGAGGTCTTGTAGGCATGCAGGCGATTCATGTTGAGCGAACCGGTCTTAGAAACCGTGGCTCGAGAATACTGATAGGCAGCCTTGCGGAGCTCAAACTCTTTGATGAAATTACTCACCACCTTCTTGGTGTGAGTTAGGAAGCGCTGATACTCCTCGCGGTAGTGGGGAGTATTGAAAAAGTGCATGAAGTGCTGAGTAGACCGGCGAATCTTGTTCAGCTCGGAATAGGGAACGATGACCTCGTCCATCTCTTTAGCAGAGGGCGCAGCGACTTCGAACGTCATCAGAGCATCATTCGAAAAATCGAGAAGGTCGTCGTTACGAGACTCGAAGTTTTTGACTGTCTCGGGAAGCGGAAGCTCAGAAGGAACAGCGTTCTGAGTAGGATCAAAGACGCCATCGGTCGTGGCAGGAGTCTCGGCCTCGGGGTTTGCTTCGGACTTCTCAGGCTGATTGGCACTATCGGACTCGGCGTCCTTCGCCGTCTCAGACTCCTCAGCCTGCTCATTGGAGTTGGCTGAGTCGTCAGAATTTGACTCCTCGGACTCATCCTCAGAATCGTCAGAACCATTGCCGTCGGTCTTGTTGTCCTCATCGGACTCCTCGTCGCCGGTTTCGTCAGAAGAATCCTGCTGCTCGACCTGCTCCTCATCCGACTGATCGGGAGCGCCGTTCTGGCTATCCAGCTTCGGCTGCTCAGGCTGCTCCTTCTCCTTGTCGGCTTGCTCCTTGAGGAACTCCTGGAGCTTGAGGGTGGCAGCGACCACGTCATCCCACGATTTCGTGGAGGCGAGCAGGTCAACGAACTTCTGCTCTTCAGCAGAGAAGGGCAGGTCGATCAGATTGCCGAGCTTGAACTTGAGGTTCAGACGGTCGGGGAAATTGAGGGTGCTGGAGGCACGAGCCTTGACGCCGAAGAAATCCTCGGAGTGAAGCTGCGCATAAGCACGGCGGAAGCACGAGATGAGGCCGGGATAGGTCTCTTGGATCATCCGCTCGATGCGAGCATCCTCGACCACATTGAGGAGCATCTTGTTGCAGCCATTCGGCTTGTCAAAAGCATCTGCCGGGGTATAAAGGGCATGACCGACTTCGTGACCGCAGAGGAGATCATAGACGTCCTTGCCACGGTTCTTCCACTTCGGAAGACCGAGGATGCGGTTCTTGACGTCAAAGAAGGCCGTCGAATAGTTGCCGTGCTGGATCTGGATGTTCTCCTTCGCGAGGAGCTTGGCCAGAGTGCCTTGGCTGTTGTCCGTGCTATTCATCATGGCACAATCCTACCAAGTCAAAGTCAAAAGTAAAGATCAAAATGCGGTCAGTTTGCAGATGGTTGTCCATCAACAACTTAGGTCGCATTTATCATCCGGCTTTTTGCTTGATCTGCGAGAAGCTCTTCGTCTTTTCGAACTCGATCTTATTCCGGAGCTTGCCATCCAACGCGTCAGTCTTGTGGCTAATTACGAAGACCGAGGTTTTCCCATCGACCAATGTGGCCAGAATCTTCAACAGATTCTCCACGCCGTCATGGTCCATTGAGGAATCAAAGGTCTCGTCGAGAATCAGCAGGTTCGTCGAGACCGAGTTCTTCATCTTGGCCACTTGACGCCACGTGAATAGCAGAGCCAAATCGATTCTCTGCTTCTCACCTTCGGAGAAAGATGAGTATGAGAAGTCATCCCGATGACGGGAGCGAATCGTTTCCTCAAATGATTCATTGAGGTTAAACGAGACGAAGAAGTCCAGGATCTGAAGATACTGGTTGACGAGTTTGTTCATCACCGGCAGGTACTGCTTGATGACTTTCGTCTTGATGCCGGTATCCTTCAGCATCTCAGAGATGGCCTGATTGTACGTGCCTTCCTCGTACGCCTCAGCTTTCTTTGCTGAAGACTTATCCTTCTCCTCAAGAAGAGCTGCAAGGTTAGTTTCGGCCGCTGTGAGATCCTCACTGCCTGCCACAGCCGCTTCCTTTTCCAAGGTATTGATGTTAGCTTGAAGGCGTTTGACCGCCATGAACCTCGAGGTGATCTGAGAAGCCAGATCGTGATAAATCCTCAGGCTCTCGCTGACCGCACTGATATCGGTCTCGATTTTCTTGAGTTCTTCGGCGAGCTTGTGTTCGCCGTCAGCAAGTTCCTTTGCCTTTTCCTTGCAAGAAGAGATTCTCAGATCACGAAAGGCACCATCCAACTTCTGGCTGCACGTCGGGCATTCGCTGTTATTGTCGTAGAACATCGCCTCCTTGACAACCTTCTGAATGTTCGCCTTGATCTGGCCGTGGTAAACCATCAGAGCCTGGCGCTTCTCATGAAGCTTCGCCGAACGATCCCGAGTCGATTCTAGGTTCTGGTCGATGATCTTCTGGTCCTCATCATTCTCCAGCAACAGACCTTCGATCTCAGCCACCATTGTGGCGATCTTCTCGTTGTTCTTCTTGGCAGCATCCTCGGTTCGCCGCTTCAGATCTCCGATGTACTTCTTCTGTACGGTGATGCTATGATCGAGCATCTCTGAAGAATGCTGAAGAGACTGCAGATCATCACGGTGAGCAGCAATCCTTTCCTTCAGGATCGTATTCATCTTCGTAAAGATGTTGATGTCCAGCAAGTCCTCGATCACCTCTCGTCGATGATGGGATGGTAACTGCATGAAAGGAATGAACGAAGAAGACCCGAGGACTACGATCTGATGAAACGACTTGTGGTTCAGCTTGAGAATGTTCTGCTCAAGCACCTTCTGGTAATCCATTGAGTGTGCCTCTTGATTGACCAGTGTTCCATTCTGCCAGATCTCAAAGATGTTTGGCTTGATACCTCGAACGATCTTGAACTGAATCTTGCCGACCGTGAACTCGACTGTCACTTCGCAGCCTTTGCCGTTGATTGAATTGACGAGTTGTGGCTTGTTGATGTCACGATGCGGTTTGCCGAATAAGGCAAACGACAAGGCATCGAGAAGTGTGGACTTGCCTGCGCCGTTCGGTCCCACTACGAGTGTGGAACTACCGTTGTTCAGGTTGATGGATATCGGAGCATCTCCAGTCGAAAGGAAGTTCTTCCACTGGATTCGTTCAAATGTGATTGCCATGATCAGACCATCTCAAGATTCTGAGCCTCAACGTGAAGTTCACGAAGCTTGGTTTTGATGGTATCCTTATTTAGTGATGTTTCAACAGCATCGACATACGAGTCGATCAGCTGAGATGTGTCTGAGATAGGACCTACGGTTTCATCCTGAACATTTGTGCCCGTGAATTCTTCGTAGTTCTCTGCGATCTTGAGCTCAAGTGGATTCTGCTTTTGCAGGCGATCGATGAATCGGTCAAACTTGAAGAAGTCCTTCTTGTGCATCACTACGACCTTGACGAATCGTCCGGCAGCAAAGGACACATCAAAACCATCAGGATCGAGAGCAATCGAGTTGTCGTTGTAAAGATACTTCTCAAAGATCGTATTTGGATTGTGGATCTCTGTCAACTGTCGAGTCTCGGTGTCAAAGACGTGGAAGTACTTGTTATCGTTCACATCAGCCCACGTCATCTCGAACTGAGTACCGAGATAGTGAATGTTGTCCTTTCTAGACTTCGTGTGGTAATGACCAGACCACACTTCCTCGAACCTAGAGAACACCTTTGGATCCATACCATCATGGGCCGGCATGCCAGGAAGAACGTCAAACCCTTTCAGTTCGAGGTGCCCTGCCAGGATCGTGGCAGGACAAGACTCAACAAACTTCATCGATTCCTCAAAGTTCTCCGGATTGATCCACGGGAGAAGTGCGATATTGCAACCGTCGTAACTAAGCACCTTTGGCTTCATGACGATGTTGACGTTCTCGACGAAGAAGCCAAGCAGTTCTTTCAAGGAGCACAGATCGTTTGTGTTCTTGTAGACCACATCATGGTTACCAGGGATGATGTCCATCGTCATTCCCAGATCACGCATCGGCTCTAGGAACGTCTTGCGGTTGTGGTGAAGAGCCTTGAAGTTGATGTACTTTCGATGGTCGTAGTAATCACCTAGGTGCAAGATCTGCTTGATACCGTGCTCCTTACAGTACGGAAAGAAGATCTCTGAGTAGAACTTTCCAAAGTAATCCAGAAAAGCGTCAGAGGCATTTCTGGCTCCGCAATGAGTATCGTTGAGGACGGCTATCTTCATGAAATGAAGAACTCAAGATCAGTCTTGGCCTTCTTCTTGAATTCCTTAATCTTCTTATCGTTGTCCTTGACCTTGTCGATCCGTTTCTTGATGGTCTCGATGAAGCCGGTGTCTTGGAAGACAGCTGCCACCTCATCATCAGGTGAGGTAAGGAAGTTCTCAATTCCCGCGTGCTCGATGTAACGGAATTTGATGTCCTGCTGCTTCTTTTCCTTCATGATACGACGAAGGAAGGCATAGTAACAGATCTGTGTGAAATACGCAAAGGCATTAGGTGAACCAGTTCGAGTGGCAGCCTCGATGTTGTAATTCATGATGGCTTTGATGCAGTTCTCGACGGCGTCCATCACCATCTCTTCACGATAAGTGTAACGCACAAAGTTGGGCTTGTGAGAAAGACCTTCGGCGATACGGAGGAAGCAGCGACCGATGTATTCCGGGATACGATCCGGCTCCTTATTTTCGGAGATTGATTTCTTCACTCCGGTGACGTAATCAACAACAGCCTGAGAAAACTCCTTGTTGTTTACGTAATGCTCACGCTCGGCCTTCGGCGTGGTCTTCTTAGGTTTGGTTGTGTCTTGTGTTGTCATTACTAATTGCAGATCATACTAACCAATCGATCTTACTTGTACATCTCAAACTTTTGCTGAGTACTCAATTACAAAGTTGTTTACAGCCTCGCGGGAAGCCGTTATTTTGTTTACACTGTTCACCCAGTGGTCACAGTATACCCTAACGGTCTGGTGACGTATCGCCAAAATCGAATTGCTGTTCCCAATTGAATTTCTTATCTGGTTCAGATGGTGTGCCATCACGGTTCTCAATGATGCCGGCGTAGTTGGTCTTAGTGGCCTCATCTGGGATGGCAGCAGAGATCACATGTTCTTTGCGAATCATGTGAATGCGTGACTTCGAGGCCAGAAACCAATCTGCATAATACGTGGTGGATCTGACACCTTCACTGGTAGTCTG